TTTTAACTTTTTGATTTGCTCAGCCAGTTTCATACGAGTTTCACTCCAAAAGATTTAGATGTTTCAGCCAATTTCACAACTAAGTGATTCGTTTTAGGCTGGGCCGCAATTGGCGCTATACACGGAACAGATTTCTCTGCAATTGGTGTCTGTTGTTTTTGCTGTTTATCAGCATTAGAAAATGATTTGACACTTGTAATTGTGGCTTCCTGATTTGCAGGAATAGTCACCGCAGAAAGTTCCAACCATTCCCATTCAAAGAAATGTAATCCCCACGAATGTTGAATATCGGCAACCTTCAAACCACGTAAGCGAATCGAAAGACCACGAACAAGCCCAGTTTTAATACTGTCCCACGCCTCTAGAAGACGCTCTTTCAACACTGCAGATTCAACTTGATCGGCTTTCACCATCTGAATAACTACAGCTATTCCTTCATCCTGAACATCCGCTTGGATCACGCTCCCAATAGGCTTCTGATCGTTGTGCTGCCAAAGAAAAGGCAATGGCAATGTAAATTTCGCACCATGTGGCTCAACAATGTCATCCACTCGATCTGTTACAGGCGTAGTTGCAATGCCGTAGACCAACCCCTTTTCTTCATCAATCGATTTGACTGTCAACAAGCTATATGCTTGGTTCATGTGTAAAGCACTCCTATTTTTTACTTCGCTTTAAGCCTGCTTGAAGTGCTTCTAACTTTTCACAAGCCAAAAAAAATCGCTCATCAATGTGAGCGATCTCTTTATCTGTTTTCCCTGCTGTTGTGCAGGCACCTAAATGATTCAATTCATGCCGTGCATGAGTAAGTTCAATTTTAATTCGGTCATTTTTTGTCATACAAAATACACCCCATAGCTTTGTGCTGCTGGCTCTGGATTATGAGACATCAAAGCAACAGCATTAAATGTGGCAATTAATGGGTCAATTTTTCCTTTGCCCGATTCTTGTTTACGGATCGTCATGGCATTGCCCTGATAAACCCCTTTAGCATTACCTACACACCAATTCATCATGCGCGATCCAGCATGTAAAAACTTCCCTTCCGCAACTTTACGTTCTGTCGTTTGGACATAACCCGAAAGTTGAAAGCCCTGCGGCACGCCAATCAACAACTCAAATGGAATCTGCTCCAACAAACCATCTTGAAGTGAAGGCATACCCAACTTATCCAAGCCAATTCCAGCTTTCTCAGGAAACTTCCCAGCATCATAAATTCGTTTGCAAATCTGAGCAGCTTGACGCACATCATCACCAACATTTTTCACAATGACCAAATCACCCTCTTTCTCAAAGTCCTTATAAGCAGGGGCATTTTCTTGTCGACGCTCCAAGGCGATCGGATGAACCCAGGCACGGTTCCAACAGTACCAAATTGAGCGATCATTTTTGTCTCGTCCAATAATCGACATCCCAAACATATCGTCTAGGCCACCACCATCGAATCCAGCTGTGCAAATTTCACTTAGATCCAAAATAGACTCTACAAATAGCTTGTCTTTATATGCCGAAAGCAACCAGAAGTCTGCTCCCGCCCAACGATCTGCACGCTTGTTGATGCCAATTTCGACATTCAGATATTTCGCTAGGAAAATTTGAATAGAGTCATCACCATTTTCTTTTGCTTGCTCATATTTATTGAGCAAGAAGCGGATATGTGTTGAACGTCCCAGGTTAGGATTGGTCACATAAAAATAATCAGGGTTTAAATAGCTTTCATCCTGAATCATTTCATCTGGAAATTCGTACAACACAGGCAAGAATGAAGGATTATCAATTTCCCCATCACGCACCTTGCGGGCATAGTCTAGTTTCTTTTTGAATATTCCCGCTGGAGGCTTATCAGATTGCGTCGATAACCAAATCAAGAATCCTTCGGGAAATGAAGCCATACCACCTGTTGCTTCCTCTAGCATTGACTCCGCATTAGCACGTTCACCAAATACCCATAACTCATCCACTAAAATGAAAGCACCTTTCGCACCAGCACTTGAGCCAGTTTCTGCGGCCACAACCATCAAAACTGCCTTGGTCTTACGATGTGTAATTGTTCTAGTATGCTCAGAAACACTAAACAATACATTCAGCTCAGGATCTGCACGGATCATGTTCTTAAGCGGTGTAAAACTGTTATCCGCGACTTTCTTCGTCGGGGCAATAATTATAAATTCAGCCGCTTCACGACTATTCAAAATAATAGCCGTCAACATAATGCCTGCTGCCATTGTTGATTTAGTATTTTTCTTACTAATCAGTAGGAAAAATTCATTAATTAATCGCTGATTACTTTGATAATCGTAAGCACCAAATATCGTTCCAACGAAATCAAACACCCATTGTGCTGTAATTTCACCTATTGTCGGTTTGCCTGCAACGTCAACAACAATCAACTCTTTAAACACACGCAAAGCCATATCGGCTTCATCTTGGTACAAAGGCTTGCAAGCAATTAAAGATTCTTTAGCTAAAATCTTCTTTGGCCAATCTGGGCAAGCAGTTGTCCAAATCGGGGACATTGAAGACATATCAACTCACTCTTTGTTGTTTCCGTTGTTCGTCAGCAGTAGCGAATTTGCCCTTTTTAGCAACCTCACCAGCTGCAGCATCACGACCATCCTTAATACCCATTTCACCAACTTTACCAAACTCATAAGGGAGAGCTGCTTTTGCCGCTTCAATACGAACTTTCCGCTCTAATCGCGGGTTTTTATAAATAGAGCGCAAAAACTCTAAGGAATTGGTTACACTCTCCATCTCTTTAGCGTCAGCTTGAATAGCTGCTTCGCCTAAAGGCATAGATTCAAAAGCCTCCGCCCCCTCTCCCCCTTGTTTTAAAAGGCTGTCCAGATAGGCTTTGATCTCGGGATTCTGCATTAATTGGCTGCCTTTCGCCCCAGCAGACTTTTCTGAATAGCCAGCCAGAATCGCAGCCTGTTTATTTGACACTTGGCGGCCATCTTCACCAGTTTTTAACTTTGCATGGGCGAATTTTTTCATTTGTTCAGTCAAAGCCATATTTTTACCTTCAAGTCTGAATATTTTGAAAAATTAACCTAAATTTATGATTTTGAATAAAAAGTTTATTTACTTTTGCTCAAATCAGGAATTTTTTTATAAATGAGAAAGGGGGGCGGTGTCCGCTAAGACAGAAAATTTTATAATTTCATACCCCCCACGGGTTTAAGCTGCACCAATATGATGCAAATTATTCATTTTATTAAGATGTTCCACGAAAATCCTAATAGAATGAATATCTTTGTATGTTCCACGAATTAAAAATCCCTGCCGTTGCCGACAGGGATTCTTACTTGTACTACATTGCTCATCCCCAACATCTCACCTTTAAGGACTTGCCATTCAATTTCCTGAGGATTTTACATGGTGTCAGGTAATTGATAAATTCCCCATGAGCCTTGAGAGCTACCAGCCGGGTTTTTCGTGCTTCGGCGTCCACTATCTACCTACGCCAAGATTGCGGTTTGCAGTATTCTCTGTGCCGTCTGTTCCGAGCTGCCAACATAGAACCACGCTAACGTGTGCAGGTTCTGTATGTTCTAAAATCTTTGTTGCCCTTGTTTACTTTCCTGCAATGTTTTCTTGTCATGGCATGGCTTGCATAGTGACTGCAAGTTGTCCATGTCATCGGTGCCACCCTGGGCTTTGTTGACAATGTGGTCACACTCAAGATTCAATGTTACTCGCTGGCACTTGCAACAGGTCCAGTTATCACGAACATGAACCTCTCGTTTCAATCGTTGCCAAGGTCTACCACCACGGCCCTGTCCATAATTCTTTTGATTGACTAAGGTTGGCTGATTGTCACGTAACGTCGGCAATGAACCACCTAGCTTTGCTAATCTTGTCATGACTTCACCATGTATAACTTTGCATCTTTAGGGATTGGCTCTAGCACTTTCACTGCATTGCCTTCAGTGATCCGCTGGAAGCATGGCTCACACAACGCTTGCCAGTTATCAATATTCCAAAATTTAACTTGGCTATTGTTTGGTTGTTCAATATGAGCCACCTGATCTGCTGGACTTGTATAACCGCGCTTTGCACAGTCACTACAGAAATGATTGACAATCAAGTAATCCCGACAGGCTTTGACCCAAACTTTTTCTTTGTCATTCTTCAAAGGTTTTGCTTTGATCTTCTCAATCTTATCCGCTTTGGTCTCGTGGTCTTCCCAGTAATCATCTCGCTTTTGTTTTGCCATTACCCAGACTTCCTATAAAAAATCCCGCATACCTAGGACCGTCCAGATATGCGGGCATAAAAAAACCACATGCATCATAAAGATCATGTGGTCATTAAAAAGAACCTTTCGGCTCAGTGGAGAACTACAGCGATTTATACAGTTTTCCATTGTGGTAAAATCTAACCCAGATTTGGTTTTTTGTAAATACCGAAGTTTACTTAGATTTACTCACATGAGTAAAAATTTTATCTTCGCCATTTGAAAGCTCCATATTTAAATCACGCTCAACCACTAAAATTAAATTCACCATATGATTTCTTAAAGTTGTTCTACTGAAACCACAGATAGCTGCACGGCCACGCTCAGTAGGCTTATAGTTTGCAGGAACCATACAGAACTCAGTCAAAGCTACTTTCACAATGGCAACGTGATAGATCTGATCCACACCTGCTGATAAAAATTGGTCCTGATATTTCCCCGCTAAAACCTGACTAAAGATTTCCACGTTTGATTTGGTATTGGCCCCAAAGTACTTCAAACGGATAAGGTTATCTTGAAGTTTAGATAATTTCGCATAGCTCATTGCAAGCAACACATCTTGTGCTGTAAGTGAAGGTTGACCACCATCAATGCGATCTGCTTCGTAATTCACTGATTTTGGGCTTAAAAGACGTAAGAACTTTTCCATTGGTTAGCCCTCATGTGAATCATGTGAACGAACTGTGAACGAGTTTTTGAAGTCGTTCACATGGTAAGCTATTGTTTTTATATTTATTTTATTTAAATGTGAACAAGTGAATAATAAAACACTCACGCATGTGAGAAGAAAAAAAATAAATATACAGAAGATATCAAGAAAATAAGTAAATGGAGTAGGTGAAAAATAATTTCTCACGTATGCGCATGAGAAATTATTCACTTGTTCACATTGCATGAATATATTTTTATTATTCAAGCATATATCGTGTGAACGAGCGTGTGAACGACGCTTTTTGTTATTCCCATCATTCACATTCAATGGATTACAAGCCATTGTTTTAGCTTGGAAAATACTAGGTTCAAACCACACGTTTGTCAAGAACATCAGGAACCCCCTTTTCAAAATCATTTACACATTCCCCAAACCAGTCCATATCTGTTTTTCCAGCAGGACGCTCCCCAATGGCAATAATTAAAGATTGCCCCTCTTCGTGTCCGTATCTCCAACGTTGTTTTTCAAGCAACTCAATCCCATCAATTTTCTTTAAATCTTCTGTAAATTTTCGATAGGAATACTTGTGTTCAAGGGATGATGAAGCCCATTCTTTATAGGCATCATAGAGCTGCTTTGCTTTACAGCTTATGCACTTATACTTTGTTTCACCTGCAAGCCATTCATCAATAAATACCTCAATTGACCGCTTACTGGCATTGATCAGCAGTCGTTTTGCATCTGTTATTGGTGGCTTGTCATGCTTAAAACCATCCAAGTCCATACATAATAAATAGGTATAAAATGCGTCTAAACCATCTCCCGCAATTTCTGCATAGACCTGTTCACTTAATCTTTCGTCCAGCTTACTTTCTGGGGCGATTACGAACCATCGACGTGCTTCACCATGTAAGGGAAAGGGAATATTTTCATTTGAAGCAAAAGCCATATTGAAATATGCAGGGACCTGCTTCTGAGGTCTTTGCTTTTCATTAATCGTGACACTTTTTGCCGTGATTAATGCATTCAGATATGGAGTAACGTTATATTTCGTCGCATTAGTTGCAATTTCCTCACCAAAAATAAATGCTGCATTGTTTAACCAGCCATTAAACTGCGGACTTTCCAATTCCTGTGACGTAATCACCCGATGATATTTTCCATAAATACCACCCATGACTTTTTCAAATAGAGTGGTTTTTCCTGAACCCTGGATATGACTCGCCATCAATACAGCACTATGTGCCTTTTGACCTTCATTCTGTAAAGGATAAGCCAACCACTGAAGCAACCAACGCTCAATATCCAAATTGCCATTACACAATGACCAAATCATTTTTAAGATTCCAGCACAACGGGAACGAGCAATTCCATATTCAAGACGGTTTTGGTCCTGATCTAAAAGCTCCTTGACCGAATACCCCTCAAATGTATTGATATAATTTGGATCAATATCAATTTTGCGTGTAGGATCAAAAATCAATTTTTCATAATCAATTTCACACCTAGTCGGACTTTCAATCCATTTTTTATACTCATGCGGATACATCAATTGTGCAGCTGACCATGCAACTACCCGATTGAGTGACTTATCATATAAAAAAGTTTCGCCCTTAAGCAGCACACAATTCTTACTCATATTCGGTGCAACAGAGTCAGCATCTTCTATTAAAAGTTGCTCAACCTCATTTTTTTCGATTGTTTTACGGTCTTCATGGGAATACCAGTTCTTATAGATACTGCTTAACGTGTGTTTAAGCGATGAAATCTTAAATTTATGCTTAGTTTTTAAATCAAATGCATCATTACTACATGCAATCACAGCATAACGCTCTAAAGCATTTTTTAATTTTGCTTCAGGGCTATTTGGGTCAAGAACCCTAAAATCTTCCCCACTCCCCGCTGTTTGCTGCTGCCCAGTTTCAGAATGTGCATTCATGGGTGGTGCAAAATCCAGAGAGAATTCTTCCGCATTATCAGGCTTAAAACTATTTTCTTGTTTTTCAACAACTTCTGAAACGCTCCCCAAAACGTGGTCGGCTTGTAAAATGGGGTGCGGGGAAACAGCAAAAGCGGAAGATTGTCGTGAAATTCCGCCTTCGATCTGCTCACGCACCGTTGCTATCCCATACATCACATGCAGGTCATTGAAGTCAGATGGGTGAGAATTTGATTGTGGCTGCTCTAAAATATCCTCTTCACTCATACGTTCACCACTTGGCTAAAGTTCGGTAGGATCACAATGCCGCCTGTTGCAGCCACAGCTTTGTTGGCGGCTTTCAAACCTGCATCTGGTGGCTCTGAATGGCTGTCATCGTCTGCACAATATACAAGGCGTGCATATGGATGGAGTGATCGGATTTCTTTGCCCACTTTGTCTATATTTCCTGAATTAAATGCGACTACAGTGACGTGTCCCGTGGCTTCATGAATGCTTGCTGCAGTGGCATAACCTTCCGCAATACATATAAGTTGATCCTGTTCAGTGACTTGCCCAATCATGTGGAAACACCCACTGACACGACCACCTGTTAAATATGGTTTATATCCATCTGCATGGATTTCTTGTACATTCCAAATTTTTCCTTCTTTATCGAACAGTGCAACTATTAGATTTCCCTTTCCGTTAATCTTGCATCCATAGTTTTTGACCTGCTTTCGATCACAATAAGGGCAATCACGGTCTATCGATTTAGCTGCCCAGATACGAGCTGCACGTTTTGCTGCGGCTTCTTGAGCTTTACGTTCATCCTGTTCTGCTTTTTTCTGTTGTGCTTCTGCTTTTTCTTTCCATTTTTTTCGATCCGCTTCTGTGATTTGAGTATCTGCAGATAAACCCAAAACCGCACCAACCTCTTTAAGGACCGTTGAATAGTCCATACCTCTAGATTTCTCAATTAAAGAAAACCCATCTCCAGCATTACACTGGTTGCAGATCCATGAGCCTTTCCCCAATTTGTCATCACAACGAAAACGGTCTTTACCCCCACAAATAGGACATGGACCATGTAAGTTTTTTTTAGCAGGCACAGTGATTCCAAATGCTGGAAAAATTAATTCAACCCAACGTCCTTGGGCTGCATCTCTGACCTGATCAAAAGAAAGTGCCATTATTTTTCCCCCGCATCATGTTCAGCTTTTTGCCGTGCTAGTTTCTTTAACTGTGCTACAGCTGCAATTAAACACATGGCATCTTTTTCAATGGTTGCCAGCTCAACTTCAATAATTCGTCCATCCTTTAGGGAATCGCTTACTGTGCTGAATAACTCCCCGACTCGATTTGAAACTTCACCGATGTTTGCCAGGAAGCCCGTATCGTGAATATCGATATTGGTTGGAAGTTCGTAAACCACTGCATGGCCATGAGCCGCAGCCAGACTTTCAAGGATTCGAACGTCTCTGGTATATTTTAGAACCGCCTCAATATGTTCAGGATGTAGGTGATACTGGGAGTTGTTTATATCCACACACTTACTGAACACCATTGGGTTGAAACCATTAATTTCAGCAATTGCAGCTTTACTGCCATGACGGTCTTTGCATGCACGGTAGATTGCTACGTCCAAAGGAAGGACAGCATTTTCGGCAGCGAAATTTGATAAAAAATCACTCATATCTAATTTGTCCTTAATTTTGGATATTTAGTTGTTCTTTTGAATTACTTAAAGTTTTTTTAAGCAAACGCTTTGGGGTGCGACCTGCTGCTAACTCTCTAATTTCATATTCACGGAATTCTGGGATGTCTTCACCGTCACCCCATTGCGCGATTGCAGATGTAGTTAATTCAAGCTTTTCAGCTAACTGGATCAGTTTTTTAAACCCTAATAATTTCATTGCGTCTTGACGGGTCATATGAATACCAAAATCTAAGTTTACTTAGATTTAATTAGACACAACTTAACTTTGATAGTCAATAGCTAAGATAACTTAGATAATTTATGCGGGATTTCACAATGGATACAATCGGCTCTCGAATCAAAAAACTAAGAAAAGAGAAAAAAATATCTCAAGTAAAATTAGGTGATTTAGTAGGTGTTTCAGATGTCACGATTGGATTTTGGGAAAAAGACGTCAATGAGCCGAAGTATGAAAATCTCGAAATATTAGCAAAAATGCTTGATACCTCAATTGAGTATATTAAATACGGACATAATGAAGTAAGCGACTCAGTTAAGGACTTTAGACCAATATCAAGAATGCTGCCTGTACTGGATTACGTTCAAGCGGGTAATTGGACTAACGTCCGCTCATTAGAGCCACACGAAATTGAAAAATGGCTGCCAGCACCACCAAATGCAGGAAAAAATAGTTTTTATATGATTGTGCAAGGCACAAGTAACGATCCTCATTTTAAAGATGGTGATTTCATTTGTATTGACCCAGATATTGATATTGCATCTGTGCAAACTGGTGAAATGGTTGTTGTCCGCTGCGATGATGAAGCAACTTTCAAAGCTTTGGTTAGAGAACCTAGTCGCATGTATCTACAAGCCTTAAATCCCAATTTTCAACCAAACATAATTCCTCTTAAAGAAAATTGCGTTTACAAAGGTAAGTATATTGGAAAATTTGAACCTTCAAAAAAATTCCTATAATTCAAGTTTATAAAATATTATCTAAGTAAACTTAGAAAATGTTGTTGACATGAAATCTAAGATAACTTAGCTTAAATAAAGTCTAAGCTAACTTAGGTTTTATGCCATGAAAAAATTATTCGACAATAATTCTGATCAATTTGATCAAATTGTTCTTAATCGCATCCTCTCAGAAGACTTCGGTCAACCGAAATTGCCAGATTTGGCTTTCTATAAAAATCGT